AAAGTATTTCCTAATATATTATATTTATTTCCAATCTTTTCCATTGAAGCAGAAGAGAATAATACATCATAAAAGATTGGAATAAAATACTATTCGTTAGTAATTATTTGTGAAGAATTATTTTTTATTATTGGAAAAGTGCCATTATAAATTCCTTTATAATATGGATGCTAATTATTATAACAAAATTTTCCATTATTAATATTTGTCATTTGTTCTTCTGATATTTTATATTTTTTTTGAATATCCTTTAATAACATATTATTGTATAAAATATCATTAATAATATTTTGATATTTTTGTTTTGAGATTGTCAATCCTGTTGCATTATACTTACGAATAGGATATTCTATATTTTCTTGGGACCAACACTCTCCCTTGTTAATAGCACCAATGACATCCTTAGATATATTATATTTTTTGCCAATTTGATCAAAATGCTATAAATTATTTTCATCTTGAAGAATTTCAATAATTTCTTTAACGTCTTTTTTCGAAAGCTTTGACCAACTTCGGCCCCCATCTCCGCCATCTGTAATATTATATCCACCATCTTTAACTTTTGAATGGAAAAATTGAATATAATATTTTTCTTTATTATCAATATCTTCATTTGGAATATTATCTTCAACAATTTCAAAGATAAAATTATCTATTCCATAAGCATTGAAGGCATTATATAAAGGAATTGTTGTAATATTTTGTTGTTTACAATACTAACAAGAGCGTTTATGCTATTGCCATCTAATTTTTACTGGCCTGATTGTTTTTCCAATATAACAAGAATTATTTAATTTATTTGTTATTTTATAAATTGTTGCCATTTTTAAAGACTCCTTTCATTCTCTTTCTATAATATATAAAAAATATAAAAAGAAAATTATTTAAAGTTGTCCAAATTTTGACATTTGTAGAGACGGCCTTGAGTCCAAAAACTTACACAAACGCCTGTTCCATTTACAAAATCATTTGTTATAAGTCCTGCATATCTATTCATTTTATTAACTTAACCTTTCAATTAATATTGCTCCAATTGAATTACCTATAATAATACTAATAAATTTAATAATATTTATTATAGAGAAATTAAATAGCAAATAAGGAAAATCTGCTATACAGTGTTCCGCTCCAATTAAAATAAAAATCATAATTGCAAAAATAGTAAATATAATAACTTTATTTTTTACAGCAAAATGGATTAATGCTCCACAAAAACAAGCATTTATAAATAAAGTTAAAATACTTTTTGAAAATTTAGCGGCGGCTGCAGCATAAATTATATTAACAAAGTTCTGGTTACCAATCGCATATAGGCTAACTGTTGCAGCTATTGCAATACAATTAAAAATTAATACAGTTATTAAAAATTTCCATTCATGAAATTCTGTAAAAAATCCAATTTTACCAGTATATAAATTTAATTGCATATGAATAATAACTAATAAACCAAAACTAAATAAGCATGCTCCAATTACCGGAACTTCAGATTGAAGGTTAATAATAACCCCCAATCCTATTAATATTCCAGCAAGAATAGATTTTTTAATAGTATCCATTATCTATATCCTCTTAATAACGTAGAATGTTTAAATCGCATTTCTGTTTCCTGTTGTTTACCAATATTAAAAGCTGTTTTATAATCTCCAGTGAGATAACCAGTTACTCTACGAAGTCTTTGAATTTTTTTACTTTTGCACATTGGACATTCATCATTAATCTCTCCTGTATATCCGCAATTTAAACATAAATCATTAGGAATATTTAATGCAAAATATGGAATATCTTTATCCATAGCATAATTAACAATTTGTTCAAGTGCATCAATATTATGTAAAATTCCACTATCTAATTCTACATAAGTAATACATCCAGCAGAAGAGTAACCAGTTAATTGACTTTCAATATCAATTTTAGTAAATGGATCAATTTCTTTCCAAACCGGGACGTGCATTGAATTAGTAAAAAATTCTTTATCACTTACATTTGGAATAACTCCATACTTTTCTTTGAATTTCTTCATTGCGGTGTAACATAAATTCTAAGCGGGAGTCATATATACACCAAAATTAAGTTTATATTTTTGTTTATATTCCGCACACCTGTCTTTAAATAATTGCTCAATGCGTTTGGCAAGTTTCATACCTTTTTCTGTTGTGTGGTCTGTACCTATAAGGATTTGAAGTGTCTCTGCGAGACCGATTTGGCCTAGAGCTAGTGTGCCATGAACCAGCGCAGATTTAATACCTTCTTCTGGTTTATATCCAAGCATGGTATGATTTTCCCACATAAATTTTGCTGACTCTGGAGATTGCGAACAAATATATTCAAATCTTTCAAGAAGCATATCTTTTGCTTCGTGAATTTTTTCATCAAGTAATTGAAAGAAAAATTCAATAACATCATTTTCCCAATCTCCACATGGTTTAGTATCATAATATTGAGCAGCTTCCATTGCAATAGTGGGAAGAATGATAGTTACAGGACAAATATTACCGCGCCCATCTTTTCGTTGCGGGTTCACGCCTGGTTCTGCATTTATATCAAGACCATTGGCCGTGCGACACCCCATTGTGCTGAAGAAAGTAGTGGGATCATTTCTATCATAACCCGCGTTTCCGCTCCAATCAACATTAGCATAATTTGGATATAATCTTTTTGCTGTTGATTTAAGAGCTAATCTATATAAATCATAGTTTGGCGTGCCAGGTTCTTTATTAACACCCTTCATCACTTGAAAAATTCCGCATGGAAAAATCGGTGTTTTATGAAATTTACCAACACCTTTAATACTACCTTCTAGTAAGGCTTTAATAACCATACGTCCTTCAGGAGATGTACAAGTCCCGTAATTTATTGAAGTGAATGGTAGTTGCAAATGTTATCCTAAAGGTTTTTTATCCTTTAGTTCTTATAATTTCTTATAAGGTCGGCGTACATCTTCTCCCACAGCATTGTCTGTTTGGGAGTGGACACTCTTGGGTGGATTATATTTATTCACCACCTACGCTCTACGGTGCTAATTAGCCTTTCGTAATCCAATTAGTTACCTCGGCATTGTCTTATTTTTAATCTAAATTATAATGTTGTTTAAAATCAAGAAATGTTTTATATTTTCTATCCAAGAAAATAGTGGCTCTTTTATATATATAAGTTCCAAATAAATATATATCATCTATATTTTGAATTTTTAATTCACTTAATTGTCTATCTTTATAGTCATATACAGTAGGTTTTTGTTTAAAAGTAAGATTTTCAGAAAGATAATTTGAAATATCTTCCATTAATTTATGTGTTCCACAAAAACTGATAGAGTGTAAAAATCTATTATGTCCATCTTTATTAGGACTAGGTTTTGCTAAAATACTTCCATCTCCATCAAAAATTCCTCGTAATACATGCCACATATATTGATTTGAAATTTCTGGTAAATAAGTATGATAACTTTTACGAGGAACAACTCCATACTTTGCAAGATCTTCTGCCATTATATTACTACGAACAGCTATCTGCCCACATCCCCTACCATCATGTCCAATAGAAGTATCAGCTTGTAAAACTTCTTTAAATTTTTGAAGCATATATTCATCTTTTAAATCTAATGTGATAGAGATGGATGCTTGTCTACCTGTATTATCTTTAAAAACATTTCCATCTGCAATTAATAAACCAAGAAAATAAGCATTTTCTTCACAATTGATTTCTTGAAAGAAATGCTCTTTCATATTTGGATTATTTAATTTAGCTTTTGTATATTTAGAAACATCTTTTAATATTTTACTAATTGTAGGATGACTTAAATTATATTTATTCTCAACCTATTTTAATCCCATTGGTTTAGATAAATAATAATTAATAATTTCTTGTTTTAATTCTTCTGTTATAATTTTTCTTGGCATAATAAAAAGCTCCTTTTTACTAATTCTTATTTTTATTATACCAAAATTTTTTACACTTGTCAAATGTAATTAAAAATTTTTTACTTAAATTAAAAACTTAGAGTTTACCGATTTTGCCCAATTTTTTACTAGAGATTTCGCTCTAGGGAAACCAACTTTTAATTTCCGCTTCTTGATTGTAAAGTATTTAAGTTATGATACATACCCTCCACTGCTTGTTGAGTTTCTACAATGGTATCATATAAAGCACTTTGTGCATATTTTTTATTTAATACAGAATTATTAAAATAAAAATCTTCTTTATTTAATCCTGTTTTTTCGAAAAATTGTTCTTTATTTTCATCTACCCAATCATCAAAACGATTTCTTGTAATACCGACTTCATCTTCATAATCATCAAAAAGCATATCTAATATATTTAATTTTAAAAAGTCTGGACTATCTTTTAAATAAGCTACTATATAATGTTTATAAAAACTTTTACGAACATAAGGTACCATTGTCCAGTCTAAGTGCGTAGCACTTACTCCACCAAATTGCTGTAAACTTTGAAGTTGGAATAAAACTGCTACTAATTGCATCGCAGTATTAACAGAATTTGCGGGACGCACATCTGCTTGACGAGTATTAAATCCATTAGCTAATAAATCGTCAAAAGGAATAGATAAACAGTTATGATCACCGACCGCATAATGATCTAAGTCATGAATATAAATTTCATTATTTAGATGATTATTTCTTGCCATAGCAGACATACAATTATCAAGAGCATACTGTTTTGAAATAACCGAATCAAATTCACCGCGGCGACCACCGAATGAATGCTCATCAACATTGGCGTTCTGATTGTCAATCTTAGAGCCGGTTAGCTTTTCCTGTGCTGCCCGCATCATTTTATTATTCCAATTTCTTTCTTTTGTTCTTTCTTCTCGATATTTAATATATGCTTTTGCTACATCTTTTCTTTTAGTAGACATTAAACCATTTTCTACTAAATCTTGAATCTATTCAATTGATAATGGAAGAACTTCCTCTTCGCAATAACCCTCAATATAGTTAGCTATATTTTCGGCTTTTGTTTCAGCATAATCAGAAATTTCGCCATCAACTGCTTTAAAAGCTTTTAAAATTGCATTTTTAATTTTTTCTGTGTTAAAAGGCATTTTTCTGCCATCTCTTTTAACAACATAAATCATAATATATCCTCCTAATTAGATAAATATTTCTAGGGTTACTATATTATTTAAAAAATCGTTAATTAAATTAATTATTTTTGACCAATCTATTCTCTAAAAGTTATAGTTGGAGTTATAGTTGTACTTTTATGAGAGCTTTCTGCTTTAGGATAATGAAATTCTTTTTTCCCTTTTCTCCATTCTAAGTCACACATTTCAGGACATTCTTCTTCCATTTGCAAAGCTCCTAAAATATTAAATGCTGCGGCAGCTAAGTGGTCTTCATCATCCCACCCAGCAATATATTTAGCTAAATGCCTCTCTGCTGAATCAAGAAAAGATGATAATGGAATACCCTTTAAGTAATTAAAACGACCATATTTCTTTGCCCCTTCTTCATAATGGCGGGACAATCTTAATAATGCCATCATGGGAAGAGAGAGCATATCTCCTTTCCCTTCGTGCATATCTCTAACTGCACCGGTATTAAACTATGTTCTTTCACCAGAATCTTTAATCATAATTAGTTATCTCCTTTTATATTGAAATTCTTTCGTGTTCTAAGGTTATATTTGAGTTATTAACATTTACAATTTTATATAATTGATGTGTTGCAGTTGCTTTATAGGTTTTAGCAACAAAAGTATCTTCTCTTCTATATCCTGTTACCATAATTTTGGTTCCTCTAGAAAACCATCCTTTTTCCAATACTTTCTTACTACCATCTGTTTGTACTTCTGAAATTTGACGATTATACATGG